GCATTACCAAAAGAATTAGAATCTTATTATAAAAATTACGGACATGGTGCAACTTTGTGTGAGATAAGACATGGTGCTAATAAATATACGTTAGTGCCAGAAACAAAGTATCACACAACAAACGAGGTGGTTAAGTGGGTTAAGTATGAAGGTATTGATGAGTATCCAGGTAATCTTAAAGTTGATCTTGGTAAAATTGCTTTGTCAGCAGCTTTATGTATTACGTATGCAGGTTCAGGACAAAGAGATGACTATTGCACTGCTATGGCAGGTGTATTGTTAAAACACACAGAGTGGAGTGTGGATGATATTGATGATTTTGTTTACAAGATTGCAGTGGCAGCAAAAGATGAAGAGGCAGAGAAAAGAAATAAAAAAGGCACGACACACAAAAAAGCAAACAGAAAATTTGGTATGCCAAAACTTGCAGAGATCATTGGGTGCTCTACAAAAACAATAGCAACTATATTTAGTTGGATTGGTGTGCAAGAAGCCACAAGCGAAGAGGCAAAGCAATCTATTGGACAGATAATAGAATACGGAAGTGACAGGTATTTTGTAAAAATAAATGCTGTCGTGCAGGGCGAGGCTGTTGAAAAAAGAATCACGGTTGATGGACCAACACTTAGAAACAAAAAATTATTTTATGATGCTGTAATCAGTAGGGCATCTGTATGGATACCAGAGATGAAAGCTGCAGACTTTGAAGAGATAATGCGCAGAAAATATGAAGCAAGAGAAAAATCTACAGAATATGTAGAAGAAGCAGAGGAGGATTTAAGATTTGTAAAACATTTTAAAAATTATATTTCAGAACAAAAAGCGTATACTAGTAAAAAAGAATTAGCATACTTTGGTATGCCTTATTACAATACAGAAAAAAATATTTTAGAATTTAATTTAGATAAATTTGAGGATTATTTACACAGGCAGAAAATAAATTTATCTAGAGTAGATTTAGTAATTAAGTGTCAAAATATATTAAAAGCAAAAAAAAATCACGGTAAGTATGGAACTAAATCTTGTGTTTCATGGCGTATTTTAAATCAAGAAGTGGATAGAGATGATTTAATTATAGAAGGTGACTATCAGGAGATTGAAAATGAAAAAGCCTAATTTTATGGTAGGACCTCCAGGAACAGGGAAGACATCAGAATTCATAACTAAAAAATATAAAGAGTTGTTAACAAAATATTCACACACTAAAATAATAATACTATCACACACAAATGTTGCAGCTGATGAGATAAGAGATGAGATACTTAAACTACCTGAAGTGAAAGAAAAAGGTTTAACTAAAAAATCTTTTAAATATAAAATTGGTACAATACATTCGTATTGTAAAAGTAGGGTATTAAATAGAGATGTATTTGATTATGAAGACCACATAAATTTATGTCGTAACCCGGACCATGGATCTAATTTTAAATTACAAAGAATAAGTGCAAGTGATTTTGAAGCAAATCAACATAAATTTTATAAATATCTTTCTGATGCTTTTGGTAGAGGTCTGACATTGGAAGAACATTGGAAAACATGTAATAGAATTTCATACAAACCATACACCATAAACACTATCGTAGAGATGCAAGATCAATACGAAAAATACAAAAAAAATAATCACCTTTGTGATTTTAATGATATGATACAAGAGTTTATAGATAAAGCTAATGATCCTGACATAGATGCTTTAATAGTAGACGAAGCGCAAGATAGTAACATACCACAAACAAAAGCATTACATAAAATGGCAACCAAAGCAGAAGAATATTGGTTTGTTGGAGATCCAGATCAAACAATATTTGAATTTGCAGGAGCTAATGCAAAAGAGTTTTACGAACTATCAAAGGGGGCTGAAGAGCTGGAACAAGGTCATCGATGTGGTCAAACTATTAATAATTTATGTAAACAAATTATAAAACCAATATGGGATCACTATGGCACACACAGAATTTGGAAACCTGCAAACTACCCTAAAGGACATGAAAAAGAAGGACAGCTTATAATAGGTAATCATTATCACCTACCAAACTATACAACTGACTGTTCTCATCTAAGAATATTGTTAGATAAAATAAGGAACACTGAAGAAACATTTTTATTTACGTACCGTAATAATTCATCAAAAAGATTTGTTAAAACTTTTTTTGAACAACACGGTATAGAATTTGCACATGTAGGAAATGCGGCTCACGTATCAAAGAAAGAATTAAAATGTCATAAACTTTGGCCAGAGTTTGCAAATGGTGAGCCTATGTCATTACAACAAATAAAAGATTTTTGGGACTACCTGGGTAGTAAAGTAATAATGCATGGTAAAGGAGAATATGAATTTAAAGATTGGATTAAAAGAGATTATACAATTTATGAGTTAATAAAATTAAAATTATTAAAAGAAACCTCTGTAAACGAAAAAGATTTTAGATTGATAAGATTACAAAAAGGTAAAAAAGAGGATTATCAAAAAAGACTTATTTACATTGATAAAATTTTAAAAAAAGGTTTTGATCTAGAGGGCAAAACTAGAGTTAAATATGCAAATATACACACAGTAAAAGGTTTAACATTTGACAATGTAATTGTAGATCTAACAAGAACAAGGGCAGAAGAATATTTTGAACAACTAAGATTAAAATATGTTGCATACAGTCGAGGCAGATATGATTGTTGGACTATAGCATCACAAGGTACATATACGTTAGGAGTAAGATGAAAAAGAAAAATGTTTGGGACAAGCAGCACGGCGGGAGTCATTATCAAAAGTATGTCATACAGCCAAGCAAGTTTGTAGTTGAGAATAAGTTGTTATATCCTGAAGGTTGTGCTATAAAATATATTATACGTCATCAGGACAAGAATGGTAAGGAAGATTTATTGAAAGCGATACATTTTATAGAGATGATTATAGAGAGGGATTACAATGTGTAATACACCAGAGGATCTAAATCTAAAAGGCATTGATACAGTTGCTATAGATATAGAAACTTACGATCCAAATTTAAAAACAAAAGGATCTGGTGCAATACGTAAGGATGGTTTTGTTTGTGGTATTGCAGTTGCGACTGATAATGAAACTGCATACTTTCCTCTACGTCATTCTGATACTGACATAGATTATCAAAGAATAAATAAAATATGGCAGGTTCTAAACGATAAGATATTTCAAAATGAAAACATTACAAAAGTATTTCATAACGCTATGTATGATGTCTGTTGGATTAGAGCAGTAACAGGTATGATGATTAAAGGTAGAATAGTTGACACTATGATAGCTGCATCTGTTATTGATGAAAACAGATTTAAGTACTCACTAGATGCGTTATCAAAAGATTATCTTAACGAAGAAAAATACAAATACGATCTACAACAGAAAACATTAGAATGGTCTGGTGGTATGGTAAAGGATCCCATGTCCAACATGCATAAATTACCTGCATCTATTGTTAAAGAATATGCAAAGCAAGACGTTGATTTAACATATAAGCTATGGAATCTATTTAATAAAAAAATTGATGAGGTGTTACATACCAAATATAAAGAGGATGAAAAAGGAGAAAAGATAAAAGATAAGGACGGGAATTATATCATAGTTGAACAAAAAACTTGTAGAAAAATATTTGAATTAGAAACAAAATTATTTCTTTGTTTAGTTGACATGAAATTTAAAGGAGTTAAAATAGATGTCGCAAAAGCTATCCTGTTTGGAAGACATCTCAAAAAACGTAGGGACCAGATAATAAAAGCAATAGAAAGTATTACAACAATCAAGGTTGACATCTGGGCTGCTGCATCAATTAAAAAATTATTAGATCACCTTTGCATAAAAGATTACAAGGTAACCCCTAAATCTAAAATGCCACAACTTCCAAAAGATTATTTAAAAACTCACAGTAATAAATGTCTACGTATGATTGCAAAAGCAAGAGAGTATGACAAAGCAGTAAATACTTTTATTAATGGATTATTAGAGTATGTGCATGAAGGTAGAATACATGCAGACATAAACCAAATAAGATCTGACTCTGGTGGCACAGTTACCGGTAGATTTAGTATGTCTAATCCTAACCTACAACAGATACCAGCTAGAGGGTATATTGGTAAAAAAATGAGAGAACTATTTGTTCCAGAAGATGGACACAAATGGGCTAGCTTTGATTATTCACAACAAGAACCTCGTATTGTAGTGCACTATGCAATCAAAATAGGCCTACCAGGCACGGAGGACCTTCAAGAAGAATTTGACAAGGATGATGCAGATTTTCACCAGATAGTCGCTGACATGGCTAATATCTCCAGGAAACAGGCAAAAACTATTAACCTAGGTCTTTTCTATGGTATGGGTAAGATAAAACTACAGAAAGAATTAGGACTAGAGCCAGCAGAAGCAAAGAATTTATTTAATGACTATCACAAACGAGTGCCTTTTGTTAAAGCTCTATCACAAGAGCTAATAAATTTTTCTAAAGAAAATAAATTATTATTTACATTGTATGATAGATTTTGCAGATTTGATAAGTGGGAAACAACTGATAAAGAATGGAATTATGAAACAGGTAGATTTAATAAAGTAACTTTGTACACGGAACACGAAGCAAAAGAAGCATACAAAGCAGAGATGTTAGATAAATATAAAGAGAATAAAATAGATCCAAAATACATGGATTACTTTGAAAGATACTACACTCCAGCATTTACTTACAAAGCATTAAACAGATTAATACAAGGATCTGCTGCAGACATGACAAAGAAGGCAATGGTCGATTTACATGAGAAAGGTATAATACCACACATACAAATACACGATGAATTATGCATATCAATTAATAATCAATACACTGCTAATATAATTCAAGGTGTTATGGAAACAACAATACCTCTAGAAATATCTAATAAAGTTAATTGTAAAACAGGAAAAAATTGGGGCTCAATAAAATGATTAAAAATATTGAAGAAAACAAAGTTAGTTTTGGTTCAATAAAACAAAAATTATTTACATTCAAAGAGTTAGAAATTTTATTAAATTTAAGACCTTTTACAAACAATAAAAGATTTACAACCACAGCACCAACAAAACGTACGTTTGAATGGGACAACAATCATTGGGCGACTGATAGAAATTGTTGGCCTATTTCATTAATAGAAAAATTAACAAGAGAAGGGACCTGTTATCTTTTAGATTGTAGTCGGGCAAACAAAAAAATAAATGATACCGCTGATAAATTAGAAAAAAAATTTAATACTCCAGTTGACTGTCACATCTATTTTTCATTACACAAAGGTTCCACAAGTTTTAGTAAACACAAAGATAGAGCCCACAATTTTATTGTAGCTTGTGAAGGAGAGATAGAATTTGAAATTTTTTTAAATAAAAAAATAACCAAAAAATTAAAAACTGGAGACTATGTTTATATACCTGCAGGAGTATACCACAGGGCTGTTCCATTGACAGACAAGAGAATTAGTTGTAGTTTTGCTATAAAAACACCTCTTGGAGGAATTAGAGAGGAAAGAAAATGGTTAAGGATATAGTAATTTATGGCTTATTTAAATGCAAACATACCAGTAGAGTATGCACAAATTAGAAGGGAGTATTTATATGATCTTAAAAAAC